CATCAAGGAAGCCTATGAGACACAGTGCAAGTCGCTGCAGAAGGCTTGGCAGAAGGCATTGATGTTGCTCACCAGCATCTGGATCCAGGCTGGGGTTTTCTGGTTTGGCTTTTTCTTACCAGTCTTTTCGTCTATCTCACCACTCTGCACCAGAGCTGTGAGCTTTGACGGTGGCAATTCCAGGAGGGCTTGCATGATATTCTTGAAATCATCCTCTTCAAGCTCATGCCCGATCTGTTCTCCGATGGTCTCTTTGAGGTACTTATACACCTTAGGCTTCCTGCCTTTCTTATGAGGCTGGTTTTCGCTTGTGAAGCGGTTGCCCAATTTGTTACCTTTTTGAAATCTCATCCGTTGATTCTTCGTTGATTGCGTTTGTCAAACACACCTACAGGATAAAAGGAAATCAGAGGCTTGTATGCACTCTGATCCCTATTCACCTGGTAAAGTCTTACTCTCCAGCAGCAGCGGCCTCCTGAGCCTCATACTGTTTCAGGAACCATACCATAAGGCTGTTACCTATATCATCATAGGCATCCAGTTTCTCACAATAGGCATCCGCTTTGTCGATGGCAGAAGCCAGAGCCTTACGCTCTTCATCCGTAGCCTCAGGAGGGAAAAACTCTCCTGCTATGTCCTTTTTCATCATTGCCAGCTCCAGCTCCGTAAGCTGAATTTTCTTCTGGTTTTCGCTTTTCTGTGAATCC